AGCAGCTGGAACTGCAAATACAGGTGGTGGTGCTGGCGGTGGTTCAGGAGATTCTCCAGCCCCAGGTCCAACTAATAATGGTGGAAGTGGAGTTGTAATATTAAGTTTAGCTACACCTGATGCTCCCGGAGGTATTGGAGCTACTCCAGGAACAAATACAGTAACTACTTCAGGTGGAAGAACAATTGTAACATTTAATGTAACAGGAAAATTAGAATTATAATGGCACATTTTGCAGAAATAGATTCAAACAATAAAGTTTTAAGAGTGGTCGTTGCTTGCAATGACGACATCGCAAATAATGGTGGAGAACAATCTGTTGAAGCTGCAGCACATTTTAGACAAATTTGTAGTTTATCAATTAATGGAGTAAATTGGGTTCAAACTTCTTACAACAATAATTTTAGAAAAACCTTTGCTGGTTATGGAATGACATATGACATTGTAAAAGATAAATTTTTAGAACAACAACCTTTTCCATCGTGGTCTTTAAATGATAACGATGATTGGGTAGCACCAATTGCTTACCCTTCAATTACTTCAGAAGTAACAGAAGGTGTTTTACCTGCAGAAGGTGTTAAGTTTATAGATATAAAATGGGATGAAGATAATCAAAAATGGTTAGCTAAAAAAATAATAAACGACAGTGGTGATTTAGCAAATATTGAATGGAATCCAAGTTTAAGTTCTTGGTCTGTCGTTTAAATATAAACTTTACAAAATATAAAAAATAATATAAAAATTCTGCAAGAAAGTTATGCAGATTAAATATTCATATTGGTATTTTCAAAAAGCTTTATCATTAAAATTTTGTGAACAGGTAATTCAGTGTGGAAAAAAATCACATAAAGTTCAAGCTAGTATTGGCAAAAAGAAAAAAATGTCAAAAAAAGATTTAGAAAATACAAGAGATTGTAAAATTTCTTTTTTAAATCAACATTGGATATATAAAGAAATACAACCTTTTATTCATGCAGCAAACAAATCAGCTGGTTGGAATTTTGATTGGGATTATACAGAAGAAGTTCAATTTACTGAATATAAAAAAGGAAATTTTTATCAATGGCATCAAGATGAATGGCCTGTACCTTATAGTGACCCAGCTAACAAAATTTTATTAGGAAAAAATAGAAAACTTTCAGTAACTATTTCTCTTTCTGACCCTAAAGATTATAAAGGAGGTGAATTAGAATTTGATTTACGAGATAGAGTTGATGGAAAACCACATTACATTAAATGTAAAGAAATTTTACCTAAAGGATCTATTGTTGTATTTCCTTCTTATGTTTGGCACAGAGTAAAACCAGTAACAAAAGGTGTTAGACATTCATTAGTAGCGTGGAACTGTGGAAAACCTTTTAAATAAAATGAATTTTAAAAAAGATAAATATTTAGTTAAGAAAAATATTCTTTCAAAAGAAATGTGTGATTTTATGTACCACTACTTTTTTCTAAGAGTAAAAGTTGCAGACACTTTATTTAAAACAACATACATTTCCAAAAGCGACACAGATTGGGGTACGTGGGCAGATCCACAAGTACCTAATACTTTTTCTATCTACGGAGACATAGCTACTGAAACACTTCTTATGAAACTTAGACCTATAATGGAAAAAGCAACTAATTTAAAATTAGTTGAAACTTATTCATATGCTAGAGTGTATAAAAAAGGAGATGTTTTAAAAAAACATCTAGATAGAAAAAGTTGCGATATATCTACAACATTAAATTTAGGTGGAGACCCTTGGCCTATTTTTTTAAAAGATACAAATAACAAAACTATTAAAGTAAATTTAAAACCAGGAGATATGCTAATTTATTCTGGCTGTGAGTTAGAACATTGGAGAGAAGAATTTACAGGTAATAAATGTATTCAAACTTTTCTTCATTTTAATAAAGCTAAAAAGAAAGACAGTAACCAATATGATAATAGATTACATTTAGGATTACCCGATTGGTTTAAAGAAAGATTTAAAAAATGAGAGTTTTAGGTATTTCTCCAATGCATGATAGTAGTGTTGCGGTTATTAATAATGGTGTATTAGAATATTTTTGTAAAGAAGAAAGATTGACTAGAGAGAAGCGAGCACGCAATCCTTTATTATCTATTGATAAAGCATTTAAACATGCACAAGGAAAAATAGATTTTGCTGTCATATCTTCTCCCACAAAAACAGATCCTCTTAATAATTTTTTAGAAACTTATTTATCTAAAAAAACTAAAACAAAAATAATTCGTCTTTGTGATTATCACCATTTATCTCATGCAAGTTTAGCTTTTTATAATAGTGGTTTTAAAAAATGTTTAGCTGTTGTTATAGATAGAAATGGATCTTACTTTGATAGATTACGAGAAAGTGAAAGTGTTTTTATTTGTGACTATCCTAATTACTTTAAACCTATTTATAAATCTTTTTGGTTAGAACGTATGGGTACGTTTGAAGATCAACTTAATTTAAATAAAATTATAGAACTTAAAACTTTTAAAAATCTTGAAAATTGTGAGATATCAGCAGACAGTACTATGAGTATTACCAGAGTATATGAAAGTGCCACTACTCTTATAGGACAACATCCTTTGGAAAATGGAAAGACAATGGGACTAGCAGCTTATGGTAAAGATAAAAAATTTAAAGATTTTTTTATAGATGGTATTCCTAATACTAATCTTTTTATGAATAGTTTTGAAATTGAAGACCAACCAGTAATATATAAAAAATATATAAATGATACGGTTAACGAAGTGCCGAAAAATAATTATAGTCTTTATGCCGATTTTGCTTTTCAAGTTCAAAAACAAACTCAAGAAGAAGTTTTAAAACTTGTAAAAAAATATGTTGATAAGACAAAAATTAAATCTGTGTGCATTACAGGAGGGTATGGTTTAAATGTAGTGACTAACGAATACCTTATAAAAAATTTACCAGAAGTTAATTTTTACTTTGAACCTATGGCTGACGATACAGGTAATAGTATAGGTGCTGCTATGTTAGTATATCGTAATGAAACAAATGATAAAAAAATATACCCTTTAAAAAATACTTTTTTTAATAATATAAATCATAAAATAAAAATTAAAGGTCAGAGTGTTACAGATAAAAAAATAGCAAAACATTTAAGTGAAGGAAAAACGGTTGCTGTGTTTAATGGTAAAGCTGAAGCAGGTCCGAGAGCTTTAGGTAATCGTTCAATTTTATTTGATCCAAGAAATTTAAAAGCAAAAAAAATAATAAACAATATAAAAAAAAGAGAATGGTATAGACCTTTTGCTGCTTCTGTATTACTTGAACACATGAAAGATTATTTTGAAACACATAACATTAAAGCTTCTCCATTTATGACAGTATCTTTTCAAGTAAAAAAAAATAAAAAATATAAAATACCTGGAGTAGTACATGTAGATGGAAGTTGTCGTATACAAACTGTAGATAAAACAATTCCTCACTATTATAATCTTTTAAAAAAATTTAATAAAATTACAGGAATACCTATATTATTAAACACAAGTTTTAATATAGCGGGAGAACCTTTGGTAGAGACAGTAAGAGATGCTATAAATACATTTAATAAAACTGCCATAGATATTTTATGGTTTCCAGAAATTAAAAAAATGATGAAAAAATGAAAACATATAAAAATTATTTACCTAAAGAATTTTTTAACAAACTAAATACAACTGTATCTAGTAGTAATTTTCCATGGTATTTTTCATCTAGGTTATTAAGTTACTCAAAAAAAGAAAGTAGTGATAACTTTTTTATGTTCCATAGATTATTAGATTATGGAGTAGAAAATACAATAACAAGTAATTTTTTTGATATGTTTTATCCTCTTATTTATTTTCTTGACAAAAAACATAAAGTTAATAATTTAATGCGAATGCAGATAAATATGTATACTAATCAAAATAAAAAAATAAGTCACCCACCTCATATAGATTTTCATGACGAACCAGGAGAAAAAACTAAAGGAGTTAAAACAGGTTTATTTAATTTTACAACATGCAATGGTGGGACTAATATAGATAAAAAATTTTATGAATCTAAGGCTAATGAATTTCATGTTTTTGATAATGATACAAAACATTTTGGGGTTATACAAACCAACACCCCTATTAGAATAATAATTAATGTAAATTGGAGGTAAATATGGATGATAAAACTGTTGCTCAAATAAAAAAATTACAACAAATAATACAGGATCTAAAAGATCAATTAGAACAAGAACAGGCTGTTAAAAAATCAGAAGTATTAATGAATTATGATTTAAAATGTTACAATAAAAAATTAGAAATTCAAATACAAGAACTGGTTAGAATTAATGAATCTTTTTTAAATCAACTTGTTAAACTGAGATTACAGCTAGGTTCTATTTTTGACCAAAGCTAAAAAAATAATTATATTAGGTGGTGGAGCAGCGGGTTGGCTTACTGCTTTGTTTTGTCAATCAAGTCTTAAGGACCATAGTATTACTTTAATAGAAAGTAATACAATTGGTATTCTTGGTGCGGGGGAAGGGACTACACCACACATGGTTGATTTTTTAAAGTTAATACAAATTGATATTGAAGATTTAATTAAACAAACAAAAGGTACTATTAAAAATGGTATTAGTTTTGAGAATTGGAATGGAGATAATAAAAAATACTTTCACCCTTTTGGTGTATCAAAAAAAATAGATCCTTTCTATGTTCCTAATATTTTTACACACGATTGTTATGACATATATTTAAAATCATTGATTGATAAAAAATTAAATTTTAATGAATATGATTATCCAACAAATATTTCTTATAAGAATCAAATAGATCCTACGAATGTAAGGTTTGCTTTACACATAGATGCTCACGAGTTTGCTAACTATTTAAAAATAGTAGCTATTAAAAGAGGCATTAAACATATACAGGGAGATTTTAAAAAATTACAGACAGATAAATATGATTGCATAAAATCTATACAACTTAAAAACAATAAAATATATGATTGTGATTTTATATTTGATTGTACAGGTTTTGCTAGATTATTAATAGGAAAACATTACAAAGAAAAATGGATTAGTTATCAAAAACATTTACCTATGAAAAAAGCTATTCCTTTTATATTAGATTCAGAAAAAGTTATTAAACCCTACACTCAAGCTGTTGCTATGAAACACGGGTGGATGTGGAAAATACCTTTGCAGAATAGGATAGGTGGAGGATATGTATTTGATTCTGATTATATAAATAATGACCAAGCTGTTGATGAAATTAATAAATCTTTAGGTAAAAAAATTAAACCAATAAAAATAATTAATTTTGATGCTGGTAGATTTCAAAATACTTGGGTTAAAAATTGTATGGCTGTAGGATTATCATCTAGTTTTACAGAACCTTTAGAAGCAACATCTTTGTTTTTAACTGTAGAACAATTAAACATATTTTCTCAATATATTCCATATATGTTTAAACCTAATACAAAAGCATTAAATCAATTTAATGATATTGTAGGAAATAGTAATGATGAAGTTATGCATTTTCTCTATCTCCATTATCTAACAAAAAGAAAAGATAGTAAATTTTGGCAAGAGTTTAAAAATAAAAATAAATGTCCTAAACAATTAATAGAAACTTTAGAGCACATAAAAGAGGGTATTTTAATATATCCTTTATTTAAAGATAAGGTAAAAACGGCTAGTTTTATATTAAGAAGTCATTTATATATAGCTAATGGAGTAGGGTTAATTAAAAAGAAAATTAACTTACATAACATACAACCAACACCTAAAGAATACAAAAAACTATGGGGCAGGTGGAAATAATATAAAGCATAAAGCTATTTATAAGTAACAAATTATATAGTATAATTATGTAATTTTTATTATATAGTACAATTATGCCATTAACTCAATTAAACTTTCAACCTGGAATAGATACTGAAAACACTCCTACAGGTGCAGAAGGTAGATGGATTGATTGTGATAAAGTAAGATTTCGTAAAGGACTTCCTCAAAAAATAGGAGGTTGGACTAAATTTAGTGAAACTTATTATGTAGGAGTTGGAAGAGCTTTAGAACAATGGTTTGATTTAAATGGAGCACGTTACGAAGCTTTAGGAACTGATAGAAAACTTTATGTATATCAAGGTGGTGATAACCAAGATATTACTCCTATAAGAACTACTGCTAATTTAATTAATGCTATTACTACTACTAATGCAAGTGCTACTTTAACTATTACTGATTCATCTCATTTAGCAGCTGTTGGTGATTTTGTTACATTATCTAGTGTTAGTGCTAATGTAGGTGGAATAGCAAATACTGTTCTTGATGCTGAATATGAAATATTATCTATTACAAACGCTGATGCTTACATAGTTCAAAGTAGTGCAACAGCAACTTCTACTGCTGGTCCTAGTGCTAATTGTACTGTTTCTTATCAAATACCTATTGGACCAAGTGTACAAACTTTTGGTTTTGGGTGGGGAGCTGGAACTTGGAATGCTGGTACTTGGAATACTCCTAGAACAAGTTCACAAATTACTCTTGATGCAAGATTATGGTGTATAAATAATTGGGGTGAAGATTTAGTTATTACTGAAAAAGATGGATCAACTTATGAATGGCTTGAATCAGGTGGAATGTCAGGTAACAGAGCTACTGTTGTAGCTAATGCTCCTACTACTTCTACTTTATCATTAGTATCTACAGAAACTAGACACGTTGTGTGTATGGGTACAGAGACAACTATTGGTAATATAGGTACTCAAGATAAAATGTTTATTCGTTGGTCAGATCAGGAAAATTATAATCAATGGACACCTAATGTAACTAACTCTGCAGGATCACAAAGAATAGCAGGCGGAAGTGAAATTAGATGTGCTCGACCTGCTAAAGGAACTATATTAGTATGGACAGATACTACAATGCAATCAATGTCATTTATAGGACCTCCTTTTATATTTGGATTTAGACAATTAGGTAATGACTGTGGAGCTGTAGGTTTAAATAGTTCAATAGTAATTGATGACGTTGCTTATTGGATGTCAGATGGACAGTTCTTTAGATATGCAGGTGCTGTTCAAGAAATACCTTGTCCTATATTAAATCATGTATTTGATAATATTAATAAAACTCAGTATGCACAAGTTTATGCTGCACAAAATTCTAACTTTTCTGAAGTAATATGGTACTACTGTTCAAGTTCCTCTGATCAATGTGATCGTTATGTAATCTATAATTATTT